GTATTAACAATGTAGCAAAAAATAGACCGGACGGCGTAAATATTCGAAAAACCGGGGGAAGAAAAAAAAGAAGAAATTTAGAACCAATCCAAATAAGCCACTTATTTACAGGCTTTTACGTGTTGTTTCTTCCGTTTTTTGATTTTAAACAGCAATAATTTTTTCTTGTTTGCTGGATCGCCTGTTATACGGCAACAGGGGGAAATGGTATTATATATCCCTGTCTTACATGTCTATATATCTGTTTGTCAGTTATTTAACGTCGAAAGTATTGTTTTTTGTAGTATATTTGTAGTACGAAACAAGGGGATGAAATCCCCAAAGAGTAACAATTTACAAACCTTAATACATTTTAATCATGAAGAAAAAACCTGCTGAAACAACGGGCAGCCAGAGCCTTGTCCAAAATGAAGAAACAAACGAAATAACGCAGGAAACCCCGGTAGTTGAGTTCAGACCTAATGAATCCGGCGAAGTAGCAAACTTAAAACAGGAGATAGAGAGGCTTAAAAACCTGCTACAACCGGGCACTGAAAGCATGGAGGAAAGAATAAAATACTACCAGCGTAAGCAGGAGTTAATAACCCGGATGAATAAGCTTGATATCAGTTTAACCCAGCTTGAAAGCACCTTTGAGGAGTTGAATAAACAGGTTTCGGAGGATGTTTTTATCTCTGACACTTTCCACCTGAAGATATCCAGAAAGCCCCAGTATTCAAGCGAAACCGAAATCTTTAAATTCTATAACCCCGAAATCATTCACGAGCTGGTTATTTATCTCTCTCGTAAGATTCAGCAGAAAAGGGATGCTTTACAGGCTCAAATATCTGCTATTTAAAAACGAAAAAGGGGAAAGCCCCCGCTTTCCCCAATTAGTCCTAATAAATTAAAACTTTCCTTACAATGCACAAAGATACAACAGAATTAACGGAAACACAGAAAAAGAGGCTTTATTTAAGCGAACTCAGCCGGGACGCCGAGGCAATCAGAACGGCAAAAATGAAAGAGGCAACAACGATAGAAGCCGCAGCCTATTGGGAATCGAAAACGGTTAATTACTTCCTTACTAACTTTATTTACCCTGCCTCGGAAGGCACAAAGGTTTACAAAACATTCCATGAGTGGAAGAAAGAAGGCGCAACCGTGAAAAAGGGTGAAAAAGCTTTTCTTATATGGGGAAGCCCGGTAAATGCGAAGCATCAGGCCGAAGACCAGAGAGCCGAAGAAGAAGACAAAGGGCATGAATACGAGTTTTACCCGTTATGCTATGTGTTTTCTGAGTATCAGGTAGTAACTGCTCAGGAGCGTATAAAAGCAAAGGGAGTACGCAGGGAACCGCAGCAGGAAGCCGAAGCAGTTCCGGAGCTGGAACCAATAACCGACGATTTTTTTTAACCCTTTAAAACCCTTTTAAACATGTTCGATTTAGCCAATATTGCAGAAGTGAAACTTTCCTACTCAACAAACGTAAAGCCTTCGGAACGCCCGCAAATAACGGATTTAAAGGATGTTTTACCCATCTTAAAACGCATCTGGCCGCCTGAGACAATAGAGTTGAAAGAATTTTTTTACACGCTTTTACTTGACAGAGCCAACAAAGTTTTGGGGGCTGTCAGAATTGGAGAGGGCGGAATATCGGGGACGGTGGCGGATGTTCGGCATATATTCCAGAGTGCAATTTTGAGCAATTCCAGCAGCATAATCTTAGCCCACAACCATCCCTCCGGGAACATTGAACCCAGCGAGGCAGATATTAAACTCACCCGGAAAATTGCAGAGGCAGGAGAACTGCACAATATTAAAGTACTGGATCATATTATACTGACCTGTGAAAGTTACTACAGTTTTGCCAATGAAGGAATGATGTAATATATAAATATTTGATTGATTGATAAGCGGATGTGTTATGCACTTCCGCGCGCCGGAAACGGTGTTCGCGTACCGGGAAGTTGTGCCAACTTCTTTTTTTTGTGCAAAAAAATTCAGGTATAAGTACCTGAAACGCTCACCCTTTCATGGTTTTTCCGAACCTGTTTTCTTTCTCAATTTGCTGTATTGTTGATATTTAGAATGTTTGAAATTGGAAAAGGCAACGACGGTGAAAAACAGTTTAAGCAGGATTTTTGAATCCTGCTCCCGATTCTGACACAAGGGGTCAGTTTTTTTTAAGTCAATTTCATCGTGTTACGAGTGAAATTTTCCGGGTTAAGTCTTTCCGGATGGCTGTATCTGTCCTTTAGAAATTTGAAGTACCCCCGTAGTTTTGCTTCAAATCTAAATTATATGAGTATTCCTGTTTTCGATACAATCAAGCGCTCTGCAATGCTCAGGCTGTATGATATGAAAGAGACTCCCCAGGGCAAACAAAGCTTTTTCTCAATCAGGTTTGTAACCAAAAAAGGGGAACTGGTATTCCTGCCCAGGGCAGTGGCTACCGGCTTGCCTTTTAATGTTGCACAGCACCGCATGAGAGGCGTTGTGGCCGTGGATATAAAGATGGATAAAATAGGGCATATATACCCGGTATCCATTGATAATATACTGGAATTTAACAATAAAAAGGTGATACTATGAGTGGTGAAAGGCTTTACAACAAAGAGGGGCTTCCCCTTATGGCATTTGGTCGTAAATACTTTGCAACTACAACCGGAGCTCCTGCAGTACGCCCAAAGGAGGTTTCTAAATCAACGGAAATTCTGGATGATAAAATATCACTGGATAATATCGAGATCGCCAGTTGGGGAGCCAGTAATGACTTTCCGGCCAAGGCAGATGAAGTTATCAAAAAAGTGGGTGTTTTAAATACCGGTTTAAAGTTCGTCCGCAACTTCACCATCGGACAGGGCATATTTCCAGTAAAAGTGGTAGGATACGATGATCAGGGTAATGAGCAGTTGAAAGTCATTGAAGACACTAAACTGATCAACTTTTGCCAGGGGCGTATGGTTCGCCGATATATGGAGAAAGGCTTACGGGATTTTTTCAAGTTCGGAATCGGGAATGTTCAGTTTATCCCCAACCAGGACGGTTCGGAACTGGTTGGTTTGAATACCATTAACGCAAAACATTGCCGCTACACGGTAGCCCAATCCGGTATCATTGAAAAGGTATGCGTTTCCGGCAGATGGCCCGATACACCCCGTACCAATGAATACCAGTTTCTGGATTTGCTGGATGAATACGACCCGTCCGCCGATCTGCTACGCCGCCGAATCTCAAAATCGCTGAAAGGTAAATCCGTTGTATATGCGGTGAAAGACAGCTGGAGTAATAACGACTACTATCCGGAAACTACCTGGGTGAGTGCATGGCTTGCAGGCTGGACGGATGTTGCCATCATGGTTCCTGCTTTTTTGAAAAAAGCTTTTCAAAACCAGATCAGCTGGAAGTGGCATATCCAAATCCCTTATTCATTTTGGGATAGAAGGTTTCCAAAAGAAGACTTTAAAACGATCAAAGACAGGCAGGATGCAATAGATGCATATCTGGACAAGATTGAAGATAATCTTTGCGGCCCGGAAAATGCTGAAAGACCGATTTTCACATTCTTCGAGATTAATCCCAGCTCCGGAAAAGCCGAGGAACAGTGGATAATTACTGCACTTGACAATAAGTACAAAGAAGGTGATAAGCTGGTTACATCTGCAGCGGCAAACTCCGAAATTCTCTTTGCAATGATGATAAATCCCAACGTTTTAGGGGCCGGTATGCCCGGCGGAACATACGCTGGTAATCAGGGCGGTTCAAATATTCGTGAGGCGTTCCTGGTAAACATTGCAAACGCCTGGCTGGACAGGCAGAACATACTGGATCCTCTTGAAGCATTTCTGGAATTCAACGGGGTAAAGGATGTACAATTACGCTTCAGAAATACAATTTTAACCACCCTTGATTCCGGTTCGGGAACAAAGAAAAACCTTGCATAATATGTTATTCAAAGATTTAAACGAAATTAACGCCGTGCTGCCGGTGAGCAGTTCCGCGGATTTTGGAAGGATAAAACCCGGCATCGACGCCGTAGAGCGGGATTTTCTGGTTACGGCGATATCGAAAAGCATGTATAAAAAGCTGGAAGATTATGCCAATTTAGGGAATCCGAATTTGTCTGCAGAAGACAAAAAAAAATGGGACGAACTTCTGCGATTATCCCGTATCGCTGTTATCCATCTTGCCTATTACAGGGGCTATGATTACTTAAATGCTTTAATCTCCGGAACAGGATTCCAGCGTCAGGAATCAACAACGGTAAAAGGGTTATATAAATACCAGGAAGATAATCTTCGCAACTACTTCAAATCAACCGGTTTCAACGGGATTGATGATGTTTTAGAGTACCTGGAAGAAAATGCTTCTGTTTTCACGGATTTTAAAGAATCGGATGAATACAAATCCCTCAGGGGTAATTTTATCCCTGATACCAAAACCTTTGACGGGATCTACTTTATCGGGGGCAGCCGGTTAACCTTTTTGCGGCTGAAAAAGCATATCAATACCATCTCCGAACTGGCACTTAAACAGGTACTTGGTGCTGATAACCTGAAGTTGATTAGAGAGGAGTTGGTAAAAGATGAACCGGTGCAAAAAGTAAAAGATGTGCTTCCTGTTATCCGCAAAGCATTGGCGTTTATGAGTGTGGCTATGCTGATGGAAGACTCCGGGGCGGATTTAACAGAAAAAGGCTTGTATTTTGAGAGTAAAATATCAGGTTATAACAATGATACCAAAATACAGCCGGCAGAAAAAGACCGGATTGCTGTTTTAATCAAGCGGGATAATGGCATCGGGGAAAGTTATTTACGTGAGTTAAAGAACTATCTGAAAGATCATGCAGCCGACTGGGGTAATTATGCAGTCACAACCGGCTATATCCATAATCGTGATAATACAGGTAAAAAAATCTTTGTAGCATGACAGATTCAGGCATTTATGTACAAAAAGAGATCGCGGCTCTTAAGGCAGAAAACGAGAGCCTGCATATCAAAATCAGGAAGAACCAGAAACGAATACAGGAGCTAATCCGCAACTGTGATCATTCCAGAACACACGCGGAATCGGTAGTGTATGGTGAACTGGAAATTTGCTCACTCTGCGGAACCATCCTTGACAAAAGTTTTTAATCACAAAAAAAAACATTACAACATGACTCCGATAAGCTTAAAATACAGACGCTTTTTTATTCCCTTTACCCTCAAAGCTGAGATTCCAGTTTGCTGGAATGATGTATCCGCAAAGCAGTTAATTGCAATCAGTCGCTTATACAATGATGAGATCACGGACAATGAACTGATTTCGACTATGTGCGATATCCCTTTGCGCATAGTCAATAAGCTGACAACCTACGAGCGTTACAAGCTGGCAAATGTATTTTCATTTGTTACGGATTTTAAGCCGTTTAATACCTTTATCATAAAGGATATTTATGGGTATTTTCCGCCACGCCCGAAGCTGGAAGGGATGACCTGGGAACAGTTTATGTTCACTGATACCTATTATAATAATTGGGCTGAAAACGGCTTACAGGCTGATCTGGATAAGTTCTTTGCCTGCTTATATTTAAGAAAAGGGGAAGTATTTGACAGTTCGAAAATCGACCAGTATATGAGTGAAAACTTTTATACTGACAATGAATTAAAAATTGCCGTTTCAATCAATTACCGTTTAGTAAAGGAGTGGTTAACCGATGCTTACCCGATGGTTTTCCAGCGCCCAGGTGATGCTCAGGAAAACAAAGGAATAAACAAAGGCTGGCTGCCTGTTTTTGAAAGCATTGTTGGGGATGACATTATAAACCAGGATAAATATGCTAAACTGACCGTTCACACGGTACTTAAATACCTGACAAGAAAAATCAAGGAAAATGCAAGGAGTTAAATTTTCTGCTTTAGTGGCTTACTTCAGAAAGTTAGCCACGGAACACGTTGAAATCAGGCATAGTGAAAGCGATAAACATTTTTATCGTTTCGAGCTCGAAGAGATTCTCATGGGATTGAATAACGTGAAGTATCCGGCAATGATTCTGGAAGGGTATAAATTTGATTATACGGATAATAAGAGCGATAACCCGGTTAAAAATCGCCAGGGTGCGTTTGTATTGATGGATGTGGTAAATGACCCGGGAGATTATGATAAAATTCATGATTTATGGGACAGAATGGAAGAAATCGGGGACGATATACTGGCCAGAATCAAAGCCGATAAACGAAATCCGGGTTCTCCGGTCAGGGATTTTGACTTGAGCTCCGTAGATGGCAGCCTTATTGCTTCCGAGATTGCAGGGCATTACGGGATACGTTTCACGTTTACAATCAATTGCAGGTATAATTTTAATGTAAATCCGGACAGATGGATAGCCGGTTGAGAGAAGAATACAACCAGATGGTCAGAAAGTGGACCAGCATGGTTAAACGGAAACTTACCGGCAGTGCCAGTCGTTTTCGGTATGGAAAGAGCGGTATGGTTACCCGTGGCAAAGGCTGGAAATCGCATCCTGAAAACAAGCTGGACAGTTCCATGAAGCATAAAACGCATCAGAGCTTTGGTGAAATTGATTCTGTGGGATTCCAGTTCGAGCGGCACGGAGTGTTTGTCCACAAGGGCGTTGGACGTGGTTATCAAATGCAAAGCGGGATGGTGGTCAGAACGCCGA